TCGCTATAACCGTCTCTATATGCCCTCATTTCATGCAGATATAGGAATCCATTCTTTTGGGAAATGAAGCATGCTGCAGTCTCATCTGTGCCCCTTCCAGAGGGATCCACGGAACATATAGTCTCGGTATATGGAGACCATTCTCCTTGAAGTTGCATTGGTGAGTAGAAATAATCACCAGGTAATCCAACTGTTGGGAGATCCTTAATAATGTTTGATGGGTCCGAGCACCAGACCACATTGTCTGGAGCTTCAGTAGGATTGACAGAGCTGATAACAAGATCAGACATTTTAAGAGGGAATTTTTCTGCATCGGATAGGGAGGTATCTAACATGAACTGGAGCATGAAGTTAGAACGTCCCATGGACGCTTCACGCTCAATTAGATCATCATTATTAAATCTATCTGGATCTGTACATTCACCAGATTGAGCACCAGTATCTATATCCTCTTGTAATTGAGGGGCAATCAGTCCTTCATATGGAGTGATTGATTTGGGATATCTTGCGGGCCAAACAAAGGGACGATACGCACGCTCTGCCAACTTACGATAAACAGTAAAAGTAGTCTGAGGAGTCCCGAGATACATAATACGGCTATCGCTTTTGGGGGTAAGAATCGACTCTGCTTCCGTGCATAATTGAAGTAATTTTTCACGCATTAACTCCGTCATGGAGTTTCCAGGAACTTCTATATCGTCCAAAATCATTAAATCGGCTCTGCTTCCTGTTAGCTGTCCAGTGATGCCCACCGACTTTACGCTTGGGGCTTGGTGAGGAGAGCAATGGACGTCGAAACTTATTCGAGACCATCTGGAATCGTCTGATTTGGGTTGAAGATGATT